AGGCGCCGTCCCCTCCTGGTCTGAAAAAACGAAAACTCGGAAAGGTGGCGGACCGATGGCTTGCACCTTTGAGCCGTGCGACCGGCCAGTTCTGGCGCGCGGAATGTGTCGCCGGCACTATCAGCGGCAGTATCAGCGGCCGGATCAGCCGCCGTGCTCGGTGGCGGACTGTGATCGGCCGAACGTGGCCCGTGGGTTATGTCGGCGCCACTACGACGAGAACCGGCCGGCGCGGATTGGACCTCGCCGGCCGCGACCGCGTGATCCGCGGTGCGTGGATATGGCCGGCCAACGGTTCGGGACGCTGGTTGTCACGTCCGAGCGGCGCGGCCGATTCTGGGTGTGCGTGTGCGATTGCGGCCGGACGCGCGACGTTCGGCGGCGCGAACTGCTGCGGTACGGCGACGGGACCACGTGCGGCGACTGGCGCGTTCACCGGCGGGCCGACGTCGTGAGCTACGGCGGCGCGCACGACCGGCTCGAACGGGATCGCGGCCGAGCGAAGGACCATCGTTGCGTCGATTGCGGCGGACGGGCGGCGCACTGGTCCTACGATCACGCGGACCCGGACGAACTGGTGAGCCCGGAAGGCTTTCCGTACTCGCTCGACGGCTCGCACTACGAGCCGCGCTGCAACGTCTGCCATGCGCTGTTCGACCAGGCGCGGAACCGGCCTCACTTCTTCGTCGGGTGCGTGTGATGGCCGGCCGGAAGCTGACCGTCGTCGATGGCGGAACGCCGGCACCGGCGAAGGCGCCGGCGAAGAAAGCGGCGCCGCGCAAGCCGCGGACTCGGACGATCGAGCACGCGGCGAAGCTGTCGAAGAAGACGCTTCTCGAAACCGTGCGGAACCGGATCGCGGCGGCGATGGACGATCCGCGCGCGCACCCGCGCGACGTGATGGCCGGCGCGAAGCAACTGCTCGAAGTACAGGCGCAGATCGACGCGCTCGCGAACAAGGCCGGCGGATCGGCCGGCGCCGACGATGGTCCGTCGGCCGTGCAACGGACACCGAATGCCGACTGGGACGAAGACGCGATCTAGTTCGGCGACGACGCCGAAGAAAGGCCGGCCGACGGCGAGCCGGCCGCGGTCCGGGCCGGCGGGTGGCCGGCCACCGACGAAGCCGCTCGACGGGCCGCGGCTGTCCGAGGTCGCGCGGCACATAGTCCGGCCGGACGGGATCGTGAAGACGGCGTGGCCGGCGATCCGCGACACGTGCAACGCGATCGGCTGGACGTTCGACCGCTGGCAAGACGGGCTCGGCCGGCTGATCACCGCGCTCGACGGGACCGGGCTCTACGCGGCGGACACGTCCGTGATCAGCATTCCGCGGCAGGTCGGGAAGACGTACCTGATCGGCTGTATCGTCTTCGCGCTCGCGCTGCTCACGCCGGGGCTGACGGTCATCTGGACGGCGCACCGGACGAAGACGGCGAAGGAAACCTTCGCGTCGATGCGGGCGATGTGCGAAAACCCGCTGGTCAAACGGCATCTGCTGCCGCACGGTAAAGGGATCGTGCTCGCGCGCGGCGACGAGGGTATCTACCTCAAGAACGGCTCGCGGATCATGTTCGGCGCTCGCGAGAACGGCTTCGGGCTCGGCTTCGCGAAGGTCGGAGTCCTGGTGCTCGACGAGGCGCAGCGGCTCACGTCGAAGGCAATGGACGACCTGATCCCGACGATGAACACCGTCGAGAATCCGCTTGTCCTGCTGACGGGCACCCCGCCGCGGCCGACGGACGCCGGCGAAGTGTTCACGATGCTGCGGCAAGACGCGCTCGACGGCGAATCGGAAGGCACGCTGTACGTCGAGTTCTCGGCCGACAAGGGCGCGAACCCGGACGATCGCGCGCAGCTGCGGAAGGCGAACCCGTCGTATCCGCACCGGACCAGCGAGCGCGCGATCCGGCGTATGCGGAAGAACCTCACCGAAGACTCGTTTCTCCGCGAGGCGTTCGGTATCTGGGACGAGAACGCTCACCGGCCGGTCGTGACCGCGGCGCGCTGGCGCCGGCTGTTGCGGACGCCGGCCACCGTGCCCGCGTGCCCGCCGGACGGGACGAAGCCGAACGGCTTCGGTATCGACATGAATCACCAGGGCCGGATCAGCGTCTCGGCGTGCTGGCTCGACGAGGACCAGGCGCACGCCGAAGAGGTCTGGGCCGGCGACGACACCGACGCGTGCGTGGAGTGGGTGAACGACGCGTGGCGCCGCGCCGGCCGGCGGACGGTGGTCGTGGTCGACTCGGAATCGCCGGCCGTCTCGATGGTCGTCGACTTGGAGAACAAAGGCGTGATCGTGGTCGTGACGTCGGCGCCGATGATGGCCGCGGCGTGCGGTGCTGTGGAAAACCGGCTGAAAGCTGGCACGCTGACACACGGAGGACTCGAAGGTGAGCAGGTACAGGTGACGACGGCGGTCGTGAAGGATGGGCGCAAGCGGGCGATCCGCGGCGCCGGCTCTTGGGGCTGGGATCGTCGGAACCCCGCGAGCCAGATTCAGCAAGCCGTATCGCTCACACTGGCAGTATTCGGCGCGACGAAGAACAAGCGATCGGTTCGCCGGTCGACCGACGCAGGACGGGAAGCGGTGCTGTTGTGAAGGACGACCAGAAGACCACGACTCAGGCGTTCACGTTCTCGATCCCGGACCTGAACGACGACGTTCTTCGCGACATAAACCGGCTGTACGCGCAGCTGGTCGCGCGCACCCCGCGGAACCTGCTCCGCGCGCTGCTCTACGACGGCAAGTACGTGATCAGCCAGATCGGCGAAATCATTCCGCCGAGCTACCTTCGGACGGCGACCGTGCTCGGCTGGTCGGCGAAGACGGTCGACACGCTCGCGCGGCGCTGCAATCTCGAAGAGTTCATTTGGACCGACGGCCGGACGACCGACGATTCCGGGCTGGCCGAAGTCTGGGATGAGAACTTCTTCGCCACGAAGTCGAACTCGGCGATGGTGTCTTCGCTGCTGCACGGGCCGGCGTTCCTGATCAACACCGAAGGCGGCGACAACGAGCCGGCGTCGCTGATCCACGTCAAGAGCGCACTTCACGCGACGGGCGACTGGAACGCGCGGCGTAACGCGATGGACAACCTGCTTTCGATCACCGAGCGCGACGACGAGGGCAACCCGAAGGCGATCGCGCTGTACCAGGACGGCATCACCGTGACGTCCGAGCGCGGCTCGGATGGCGTCTGGCAGTCGGACTACTCGACGCACAAGCTCGGCGTGCCCGTCGAGCTACTGCCGTACAAGCCGCGCGAGGACCGGGCGTACGGGTCGAGCCGGATCAGCCGGCCGATTATCTCGATCCAGAAGCGCGCGCTGAAAGCGATCGTGCGGATGGACGGGCACGCCGACGTGTACAGCTTCCCGCAACTGATCCTGCTCGGCGCGTCGGGCTCGGCGTTCAAGAATCCCGACGGCAGCTTGAAGCCGGCGTGGAAGGTGGCGCTCGCGCGCGTGTTCGCGCTCGCAGACGACAAGGACGAGCCCGACGCGAAGCGGGCCCGCGCGGACGTGAAACAGTTCCCGGCGTCGAGCCCGGAACCGCATATCAAGATGATCGAGCAGATCGCGCAGATGTTCTCGGGTGAGTCGTCGATCCCGGTCGAATCGCTCGGCTTCACGAACCACGCGAACCCGACGTCGCCGGACGCGTACGTGGCGGCGCGCGAAGACCTGATCGCCGAGGCCGAAGGCGCGATCGACGACTGGAAGCAGGCGTTCCGCCGGTCGATGATCCGCGCGCTCGCGATCAAGAACGGGCTCGACTCGATCCCGGTCGAGTACCAGGCGCTCGAACCGAAGTTTCGTCCGCCGATCTACCTGTCGAAGTCGGCGCAGGCGGACGCCGGCTCGAAGATGCTTGGCGCGGGCCCGGAGTGGCTGAAAGAGACGTCCGTCGGGCTCGAACTGCTGGGACTGACCCCGCAACAGGCGAAGCGCGCGCTCGCCGAGAAGCGGCGGCTCGGATCGCTGTCCGTCGTCGATGCGCTCAACCGGCAGCCGGCCGGCGCCGGCGACGAGGACCAGGACCAGCCGGCCGACGAGGACCAGGACCAGGCCGCGGCCGGCTGATGGCGCTCGGAGTACCGGAGTTCCGGCGCGCGCTGGTGAAGCTCGGCGACGCGCTCGATTCCGACGTCGTGAAGCTGGTCGGCGCGCTCGCGACGCAGGACACCGCCGGCGCAATGGCGCTGATCACCGACGCGTATCCGCAGATCGTGACGCCGTATCTGGCCGCGGCCGGCGATCTGACGGCGACCTGGTACGAGGACCAGGCGCCGGCGCTCGACTACATCGCCGAGCCGGCCGAACTGCCGGCCGTCGACCAGCTGGCGGCGAACGGCCGGTACGCGCTCACCACCGCGAAGCCGGCGTCGGTGCTGGCCGGCGCCGGCCGGCGGCAGCTGTTCAAGACGCACCGCGACACGATCCTGACGAACGCCGAGCGTGAGGGCGTCGCGTGGGTGCGCGAGGCGCGTCCGGGCGCGTGCGGATTCTGCCGGATGCTCGCGACTCGCGTTCTCACCGAAGGCTTCGGCGGGGCGCCCGGTCTGTATCTGTCCGAGGACACCGCGAACGCGAACCCGCACACCGAGGACGCCGAAGGGCACGATCACTGCCGATGCGTTTCCGTGCCGATCCGCGGCGGATCGCCGTATCGCGTGCCCGGATACGTCTCGGGCTGGCTCGACGACTACGAAGCGGTATCGCGCGACGAGTCCGGCGCGCTGCTGCCGGTCTGGAAGATCGCCGATCTGATGGAGGAACGCGGCGCGCAGCGCGGGAACCCGGTCGAGCCGCCGGCCGCTGGGCCGGCCACCGCGGCGATCGTCCGGCTCGACGACAAGCGGCCGGCCGCGAAGCCGGCGTCGAGCACCAGGGCGCCGGACGGCTCACCGCTCGCGCTGCCGGCGGCGCCCGTCCGGCTCGCGATCGAGGCGCGGAAGGCGATCACCGCGCCGGCACCCGGCGACGTCGCGGACTGGCTCGCGGCGAACGATCAGAACTGGAAGGCGCTCGAAGCGTTCCGCGCGCTCGACGCGATCGAGCTTCCGCCGGCCGAGCGCGAGCCGGACCCGGCGCCGGCGGGCCCGCGGACGATCGGCGACCAGCTGATCGAGGCGCTGAACGCGGCGAAGCTGGCGCTCGACGAGCCCGACGAGCGGAAGTCGGCGACGGCGAAGCAACGGCAGTTGCGGAAGGACGCGCGCCGGCTCGCCGTGAAGAACGCGCAGCGCGAGTTGGACGAGGCGATCGCCGACGGCACCGCGGCGAACCCGATCCCGACGAAGCGCGCGAAGTCGCGACCGTTCCACGAAGTCGAGGCCGAGCGTCGGGCCGCGGCGGACGTCGCGATCGACGCAGCCGTGGCGGCGTTCGAGGAAGCGTGCGCGTCCGGCGACGACGACCGGATCGAGGCGACGTGCAACGCAATGGAGGCGCTCGAAGCGGCCGAGCAGGAACGCCGAGCCGCGGCCGATATGCAGCTGGCGAAGATCGCCGAGAAGCACGAACGGCAGCGGGCCCGACGCGCGGCCGAGCGGCAGGCGATCGAAGACGAAATCGCCGAGGTCGCCGAGCGTGAAGGCGCGCAAACCGACGAAGACTACTGGCAGGCCGAAGCCGAAGTGATGGCTCGCCGGACCGGCAAGTCGACGTCGGAAGTGCTGGTCGCGATCCGCAAGCGCGAGTTCGTGCGACAGTCGGCGTTCAAGGGCGCCGGCTTCGAGGACACGTTGAAGAACGAGTTCGCTCACCTGGTCGAGCAGGCATACATGCGGGCCGAAGACGCGACGAACGGCGTCATGGTCCGCAAGGGCTCGAAGTTCGATCCGAAGAATCTGTGGTACGCGAACGACGCGACGGCGCGGAAGCACATGTCGGAAGAGATGGCCGGCTGGTTCGACGAGCACGGCCGGATCACGCTCCCGGTGCTGCGCGAAATGGTGCTGTCCGGCGAGAACTTCGCGAACCTCACTGTGATGAATCAGGATTACTTGCAATGACGTTCCAAGACGACGCGATCGAGGCGCTGCGCGCCGGCCAGAACGCCGGCGTGGACGACGTGAACCCGTACGCCGGCACGTCGCGGATTCTGGCGAAGGTGTGGGAACGCGGCTGGCGTTCGATGGCCGCGATCCGCACGGGCACCGGGCCCGGTCGGGCCGCGCTCCTGTCCGACGATCGCTCGACGGGCTAACCTGCTGGTATCCGTCACCGAATGGGGCGGACCCACCAGGAACCCCGAACCGGGAGACGCAACAGATGAAGTTCGACCGAATGAAGCTCTACTTGCCCAACGACGGCGGCGACCAGGGCGGCGGCGCAGACGGCGCCGGCGCGGGTGGCGGCGCCGGCGCGGGCGGCGACAACGGCAACCAGGGCGGCGGCGCGGGTAACGCCGGCGACCAGGGCAAGCCGAAGCGCGATCCGCTGTACGCCGATCTGCCGGACGATCATCCGCTGGTGAAGCGACACGAAGCGCTCAAGGCCGAGAACAAGGAACTTCGCCCGAAGGCGAAGATCGTGGACGACGCCGAAGCGGCGAAGCGAACCGACGCCGAGAAGATCGCCGATCTGCAAGGGAAGCTCGACGCGCAGCCGAAGGCCGTCGCCGAAGCGCTCCGCGATCACCTGGTCGAACTGCACGGCATCGAGGCAGCCGACGCCGAACTGTTCCTCACCGGCGACACGCCGGAACTGATGCTTCGACAGGTCAAGGCTCTGCTCGAAAAGGCGAGCGGCGCGGGCCCGAAGCGGAAGAACTACGTCCAGAAAGAGGGCAACCCGAACGGGCAGCCGGCCGCAGACGAGAACGCTTCCTTCGTGAGCGCACTCTTCGGCGGGGGCGACGACTGATCGGGTAGCTCGCAACTGACCAGGAAGGTCTAAACGCAATGGCTACTTTCGGAACCGGGCAACTCAAGAATCTGCCCCGCAACATCGCCGACGGCATGGTGAAGGACGTCGTGCAGGGCTCGACGGTGGCGGCTCTGTCCGCGCGCCGGCCGCAGCGCTTCGGCAACGAGGACATCATCACCTTCACGGGCCGGCCGAAGGCCGAGTTCGTGGGTGAGGGTCAGGCGAAGTCGAGCACCACCGGCGAGTTCGACTTCGTGACCAGCACCCCGAAGAAGACGCAGGTCACGATGCGCTTCAACGAGGAAGTCCAGTGGGCCGACCAGGACTACCAGCTGGGCGTGCTCGACACGCTCAGCGAGGCCGGCGCCGAGGCTCTGGCGCGCGCGCTCGATCTGGGTCTGTATCACCGGATCAACCCGCTGACCGGGACCGAAATCGAGGGCTGGTCGAACTACCTCAACGCGGCCGATCGTCGCGTGGAGATCACGCCGGCCACCGCCGAGGCGCCCGAACTGGTCGTCGAAGCGGCGATCGGGCTCCTGGTCGCCAACGGGCACCCGACGCCGGTCAACGGGATGGCGCTGCACCCGTCGCTCGCGTGGGGGCTGTCGACCGAGCGCTTCGCCGACGGCCGGAAGAAGTACCCGGAACTCGGGCTCGGGATCGACTTGGGCTCATACAACGGGCTCCGGTCGAGCACATCGGACACCGTGGCCGGCGGCGACGAGGCACTTCCGGCGCTCGCCGAAGCGCGCGCGGTCCGCGGGATCGTGGGCGACTTCGCGAACGGCATCCGGTGGGGCGTCCAGCGCGAAATCCCGCTCGAACTGATCAAGTACGGCGACCCCGACGGTCAGGGCGACCTCAAGCGGCACAACCAGATCGCTCTACGTCTGGAAATCGTCTATGGCTGGTACGTCTTCACCGACCGCTTCGTGGTCATCGAAGACGCCGTGGCCTGATCGACGCCGACCCGACTCACTGAAACGAGGAACTGATGAAGCTCAAGAATCGACTCTCGGGCGTGCAGGTGAGCGTGCCCGACGAACTCGGCGAAGAACTGCTCGACAAGGGCACTTACCAGACGCCGGCCGACTACGACGAGGACGAGCGCGCTCGCGCGGCGTCCGAGCGTGACCGGCTCGCGACTCTGGCCGGCGCCGGCGCCGAGCCCGACGACGACGATCCCGACGCCGAGCCGGCGAAGGAAACGGCGGCGCAGCGTCGGAAGCGCGAGAAGGCCGAGGCGGAAGCCGCGGCCGAAGCCGAGCGCGCGAAGGCCGAGCAGGAAGCGGCGGCAGCCGCGGCCGGCAACGGCAGCTGACAGGAAGGCGCGGCGCATGACTGATCCGATCGACGTCGAGGACCAGGGCGACGAGCCCGGTCCGCTGCTGACGGTCGACGACCTGAAACCGTTCGCGACGATCGCCGAGCCGAAGGCAAAGGCGATGATCGAGGACGCGATCGGGACCGCGATCATTCATGCGCCGTGCATCCTGTCCGACGACTTCCCGGCCGCGAAGCGGGCCGCGGCGAAGGCGATACTTCGAGGCGCCGTGCTCCGCTGGAACGAGGCCGGCACCGGCGCCGTCTCGCAGCAATCGAGCCTGTCGTACTCGCAGACGCTCGACACGCGGCAGCCGCGGAAGGTGATGTTCTTCCCGTCCGAGGTCGACGCGCTTCGCCGGCTCTGCCGGCCGGACACCGACACCGGCGGCGCGTTCTCGATCGACACGCTGCCGACGCGCGAAGGGATCGTTCACGCCGAAATCTGCTCGATCTACTTCGGCGGCGGATGCAGCTGTGGCGCGATCCTCACGCAAGGGCTCGCGCTGTACGAGCAGGATCAGGGCTGGGCATGACGGCGCCGGCGTTCGTGGTACCGGAACCGTTCGAGGTCACGCACTGGACCCGGCCGCGGCTCGGGAAGAACCCCGCCGGCCAAGTGGTCTACGGCGATCCGGTCCCGCGTAAGCGCATGGTCCGCGGCTTCGAGCCGGCCGGCGCGAACGAAGTCCAGACGTCGCAGCTGGCCGGCCGCAAGGTCACAGAACTGATGATGGCCGACGACGAAGGCGACTGGCCGAGCGATAGCGTCGTCGAGTTGTGGGACGGCCGGCGCTTCGAGGTAAACGGCGACGTCCGCGACGAGAATCTGGGCCCGTACGGCTTCCGTCCGGGCTACGTGATCCCGCTACGGAGGGTAGTCAATGGGCCGGCTTAGCATCCCGATCAGCGACCACCGCGCGATCCGGCGCGACGTCGATGGTCGCTTCGGCGTGCGGCAGGAGGTCGCGCGTATCACCGTGACGATCGCGAACGTCGCTCAGCGGATCGCCGGCGAAGAGGGCTCGCCGTCGGGCGTTGGGAACGACGGATACGACACCGAGCTTCGCACCGGAACCGACCGGCTCCGCGGGCACGTGTGGGCGAACAACGACACCACCGAGCGCGCCGAGCGCGAGTCCGCTCCGCTGCTCCAAGCCGCGATGAGAGTCCAGTGACCGGGCCGGCCGAAGTCGGTCCGACGATGGAACCGGCGATCGCGTGCCGCGCTTACCTCACGCGCCGGCTCGCCGATCGTGGTATCACCGAGGAATACTTGCCCGTCGGTGCGACGGAACCGGAGGGCGAGCCGAAGCGGTACGTGCTGCTGAATCAGATCGACTCACGCAGGCGCGGGCCGCTGGCGGACTACTTGCTCCGCGCGCGTGTCTTCGACGAAGACGCGTTCAAATGCGGGCAGCACACAACGCTGCTGCACGCTGCTCTACTGGGCGCCGCTCAGGTTCACGTCGTTTTCCCGGACGTCGGCGATCTGTGGGTGACCGGCACCGAGCACCAGGCCGGACCGTCCGACTTGGACGATCCCGATAAGCCGCTGTTCGGGCAGGCCGTGGCCGTCTTCTGGACGGTCGCACTCAAACCGATACGAAAGGCAACACCATGACGACACCCACCCCCGGCAACGTCTCCCAGCTGGGCGACTACAACCAGGTATTTGCAGCGACGCCGAGCGGCTTGCAGACGGCCGGCGGTCTCTACGTCGCGCCGGCGGGCACCCCGCTTCCCGACGACGTGGACGAGCCGCTGAACGCAGCTTTCAAGTCGCTCGGCTACGTCTCTTCGGACGGCGTGACAATCGCGATCGACGGCAGCACGACGCCGATCGAGGTCTGGTCCGGCGAGCGGATCGGATCGCTGCGCGACGCGTTCTCGATCGAGTACAGCATGTCGCTGTACCAGGTGCTCAGCCCTCACGTGAACGCCGTCATCTTCGGCGACGGCAGCGTGACCACCGCGGCGGCGACGGCCGAGCACGGCAACCGGATGAAGGTCGCGATCGGCTCGCGTATGCCGAAGATCGCGTCGCTGGTGCTCGACGCGTTCTTCGAGGACAAGATGATCCGTCAGGTCGCCGAGCTTGTGCAGATGAGCGACATTGACGACATCACGCTGGTTCACAACGAGCCGATGGCGTTCCAGCCGACGTTCTCCGTCTTCCGCGGAAGCAACGGCGATCACGTCGTGCAGTACAGCGACGACGGGCAGCGGATCGCGGCCTGATCGTCACCTGAACGTGAGCCGGCGCCGCGGTCTGGTGGGCGCGGCGCCGGCTCACTCAGCACCACCACCAGAACCCCACCAGAAACCCACCAGGAGGAACCATGTCCGACGAGCACACCACCTACGATCCGCACGCGGCCGAGGCCGAGCACCAGGGCGATAAGCCGGTCGAGCACGCCGGCTTCGAGGGCACCGAGCCGACCGCGCCGGACGCCGACGGGCTCGACGCCGGCGACGAACCAATCTCGATCGTCGACGAGTGGGCCGGCGACTACCCGGCCGGCACGCAACTGTTCTGCGCGAAGTTCGACGCCGACGACTTCGATCATTCGTGGGGCGAAGGCGACTACTCGGAAGGCGCGACGGTCGCGATCCAGCGCGGCACCGGGGCGCCGTCGGAAGGCTGGATTCTGCGACACGCTCACCTGAACGACGGCGAGCGCACGAAGCTGATTCTCGAGAAGCACGCGTCGCGCGACGCGCTCACGATCCTGTACTCGCTGCGCGATTCCGTCTTCGAGGCGTTCATCGAGGCGTGGGGTAAGGACGGCGGGATGCAGCCGGGAAAATCCAACAGGTCTGCGCGGCGGTCCGCGAACAGGAAGCGGCGCTAAGGCGCGACGTCCTGGCTCTCGGCAGCGGCTATCGGCTCGACGATGGCCGGCTGTCGTGGGACGACTTGCACGCCGTGATCTATGCGGCGCCACCGGGAACGTCGCTGTATCACTCGCTCGAACAAGGCTGGCTGACGTCGGACTACCTGCTCGCGATCATCGCGGACGGCGTTCACGATCTGATCTGGCAGAAGACCAAGGACGGCCGGAAGAACCGGCGCCGGCCGAAGCGTCTGCCACGTCCGAAGCGCGAATCGAACGACGGTACGGCGTCGACCGGGCTCGGGCGCGTTAGCGTGATGACAGTCGAAGAGTTCGAGAAGAAGCGGCAAGCTCGGATGAAGGCGTACGTCGAGCGCAAGGCGCGCGAGCGGCGGGCAGCACAGAAGGGCGACTGATGCAGGGCACGTACTGGCTGACAGTCCTACCGGAGACGTCGCAGCTTCGGCCGCGGATCAAACGCGCGCTGCGCGGGCTCGACGACGACGTTCGCGTTCGGCCGACGGTCGACGATCGCGACGCCGAGCCGCAGGGCCGAGCGTTCGGCGACAAGTTCGCGAAGGGCTTCGGCCGGTCCGGGGCGTCGAAGCTCGGCGCTGTCGCTTCGCTGCTTGGTGTCGGGATCAGCCGCGCGTCCGACGCGACGCGTGGACTGGTCCGGCACGTGGGGCTCGCGGCGACCGGGATCGGCGTCGCTGCTCGGATCACGAAGGGCTTCGCGCTGTCCCTCATGGCGGCGTCGACCGGGCTCCGCGTGGTGGCCGGCGTCTCGCTGGCGAAGGTGGCCGGCATGTTGGGCTTCACGGCTCGGCAGGCGTCGAAGCTCGCGTCGGCCGTCACTCGGGTGACGTCGGCGATCCTGCTGCTGACCGTGATCGGGAAGACGATCGGATTCCTGAACCGCTTCGCGAAGATGGCGGCGATCGCGACGGTCGGCACCGCGGCGCTGATCGGCGTCGTGAGCGCGCTCGCGTCCGTGATGGGAACCGCGCTGGCCGGCGCGCTGATGACGGCCGGCGCCGCGATCGGCGTCTTCGCCGGCGCCGCGGTCGGCTTGCTCGGGCCGGCGTTCGGCGTGCTCAAGCTCGGGCTCTCGGGGCTCAAGGATGGCGCGGACGCGTTCGCCGACTCGATGAAAGACGCGTGGGGGCCGGCCGACGAGGCGTTTAACAAGATGATCGGGCAGCGGCTCGGGCCGCTGCTGACGCAGTTCCGCGACTTGAAGATGGCCGTCGTCGACACGTTCACGGGCGCGCTCGAACCGGCGCTCGCTTCGGCGACCGGGCTCATGGGCCGGATGCAGCCGGCAATGGTCGCGATGGCCGGCACGCTCGGCCGGCTCGGCTCGGAGGTCGCCGGCGCGATCGCGAGCCCGGAGAACGTCGCGGCGCTCGACAAGATGTTCGCCGCGTCGAATCAGTTCGTCGGCTCGCTCGGGCCCGGACTGTCGAAGCTGGTCGGCGGGCTGATCCAGTTCGCGAGCACCGCGGCCGACACGTTCAAGACGGCCGGCGTCGGTATCTCGGACACGCTCGGCCGCTTCGGCGACTGGCTGGCCGGTATCTCGCCGGCTCAGATGATCGGGGCGTTCGCCGCGCTTCGGCAGATGGTGACGAACGTCTGGAACGTGCTCAAGCCGGTGCTCGACGGTATCCGGCAGATCGGCGCCGTGAGCGCGCCGGCGCTGGCTCCCGGCGTGAAGGCGCTCGGCGACGCGATCGCGCAGGCCGTGCCCGGTCTGGTCCGCATGTCCGAAATCCTCATGCCGGCGCTGTCGGCCGTCATGGAACGGCTCGCGCCGATCATCCCGGCGCTGGTGACGGCGTTCACGCCGTGGGCCGGCGTGCTGGCTCAGATCGCACCACCGCTCGCGACGATCGTCGCGCACATGGCACCGCTCGCGCCGCTGATCATGGTCGCCGTCGGCGCCGTGAAGGCGATCGGCGCCGCGATGATCGTCTGGAACACGGTCGCGGCGGCAGCTTCGATCGCTCAGGGAATCTTCGCCGCGGCGACCGGCGCGAGCACGGCTTCGCTCGGCGGGAACGTGATCGCGCTCGCCGCGCACCGCACCGCGACGATCGCTTCGACCGTGGCTTCCCGCGCGCTCGGCGTCGCGATGACGTTCGCGCTCGGGCCGATCGGGCTGATCATTGCGGCCGTCGTCGCCGTCGGCGCCGCGATCTGGGCGTTCTTCACGAAGACGGAAACCGGGAAGCGGCTCTGGGAAAAAATCTGGCCGGCGATCGTGAACGCGGCGAAGGTCGCGTGGCAGTGGATCAAGGACACGCTCGGGAAGGCGTGGGAGACGATCGGGCCCGGACTCGCGAAGATCGGCACCGTCGCGAAGGAAGCGTTCGCCGCGCTGGTCGGCGCCGTGAAGACGGTCTGGTCGGCGATCCAGCCGGCAGTCCAGTGGGCCGGCCGGCTGTACCTCGCGTTCGCGAAGTGGCAGTTCGGGAACGTCGTCACCGCACTGAAAGCGCTCGGCGCCGTGATCGGGTGGCTCTGGCAGAACGTCGTGGTCCCGGCGTTCAACGGCATAGCTACAGCCGTGCAACTGTGGTGGGCCGGCGCTCAGACAGTCTTCGGCGTCGCGAAGACGGCTATCTCGGCCGTCGGCGACGTCGTGATGTGGCTGTGGAACAACGTCGCGACGCCGGCGTTCTCGGCGATCGGCTCGATTATCTCGACGTGGTGGGCCGGCGTCGAAAAGGTGTGGGGGCTGTTCCAGGCCGGCGTCGACACCGTGGGGAAGGCGATCACGACGCTGAAAGACGGCTTCACGACCGGCTTCAACGCGATTAAGGGCGTGGTCGAAAACGTCTGGAACTTCATCTCGGGAATCTTCGACAAGATCGGCTCGGGCGTCGGGAACATCGTCGACAAGCTCCGCTCGATCCCCGGTATCGGCTCGCTGATCCCCGGCAACGCGGACGGGAAGCCGGCCGGCTTCGCCGGCGGACGGCCGGCCACGCTGTCGCGCCGCGGGCAGCTGCGCGGACCGGGCACCGGCACCAGCGACTCGATCCTGGCGATGCTGTCCGACCGTGAGGGCATCGTGAAGGCGTCGGCGATGCAGGGCGGCGGCGGCGTCCTGGTGGCCGCGCTGAACTCGGGATGGACGCCGACGGCCGAGCAACTGCACGCGCTGATCCCTGGCTTCGCCGAAGGGCTGAACCCCGGCGCCGACTGGCTTCGTCGCACGATCATGGACACCTTTCCGCAGATCAGCACGATCGGCGGGCGGCGGTCCGAAGACGGCTACGGCGAGCACTCTTCGGGCAACGCGATGGACATAATGATTCCCAACTACCAGGGCGACGGGAAGGCGCTCGGCGACAAGATCGCTTCGTGGATCGCGAAGAACCGCGACGCGATCGGCGCCGACGGGATGATCTGGCGACAGACGTCCTTCGGGTACGGCGGCGACTGGTCGACCGGCAAGACGATGAGCGATCGCGGCTCGGACACGCAGAACCACATGGATCACATTCACGTGATTCTCGGGAAGGGCCGCGGCGCCGGCGCGGCGTCGGTCGACGTTCCGGCCGACTCGCTCAGCCTGGCGCGCTCGCTCGGCGGCGGATCGTCGTCGAGCACCGGGGCGACGTCGCTCGGATCGTCTTCGTCGCTCGGCTCGGGCAGCTACCGGGCCGCGACGGACAAGGAACTCGCGAGCGGTCAGAACAAGGTCGACACCGCGAACCGCGCGGTCGAGCAGGCGAATCAGCGGGTCGACGACCGGACGTACGCCGTCGAGAAGGCGCAACGCCGGCTCGACGAACTCCGCGCGGCCGGCAAGGACACGCAGGACGCGCAACACTCGCTCGACGTCGCGAACCGCGAGCTTGCGGACGCGAAGGACGCTCAGACGCGCGCGGCGGACAAGGCGGCGAAGGCTGAGCAGGACTTCGCGACGCTTCGGGACCAGGGCGTCGAGGACGCGAAGGCGGCGAAGGACGAAGCCGGCTCGGGCGGCGGCGTCGGCGACCTCGGGAAGTCGCTGTGGTCCGGTCTGCTCGAAACGATCGGGCTCGACGGCTCGCTGTTCTCGAACCCGTTCGAGTGGCCGACCGTGAAATCCATCATGGCCGGTATCAACGTGCTCGGCGGCACGCTGTCCGGGCAGGGCGCCGGCGGCTCTGGCGGCGATCCGACGGGGCTTCTGGGCGCCGTGGCCGACGGGACCGGGCTCGACGTCCTGGCGAACCTCAATCCGGGCGCTGTGGACGTCGCAGCGGCGCCGGCGACCAACGTCGCGCCGGACACCACCGCGCACGGCACCGGCGGCGGGCAGGCGCCCGGTCCGGGCGTCTACATCGAGAACGCCGGCATGGCGCCGGTCGACGTCGCGAACAAGCTCGATCAGACGTGGAACGCACGCACCCGCACGACGACGACGAAGGGCTGACGCCGAATGTCTCTCACGCCGGAACCGCTCGACTTCGACGACGAGTTCTACTACGACACGCCGAAGCATCCGAACGACTTCGAGGGGAACCCGGCGTACGCGCCGGTCGACTTCGCGCACCCGTCCTGGCAGCGCTTCACGCGCTGGGAGGACATGGGCCAATGGGGCGACATTCTGCGCGGCGAAGATCCGCAATGGGTGTGGATGCACCCCGCGACGAACTGGAAGGTCTGGCACCTGTCCGGGCCGCGTGAGGGCATCGAGGGCGCCGTCCTGGCCGAAGGGCTCGACGGCGTGTTCGAGGTCGAGTTCGAGCACCGCTACTCGAACGGGCCGTACCTGATCGGCGCCGAGCGCGAGCGGACGGACTACATGATGGGCGTCGTCGACTTCGGCGTGGTGATCAACCCGAACGCGAACCGGAACCGGCTGTCGTCGAGCGGCTCGAAGATGGAAATGCACAAGATCGAGACGAGCTTCCGGCGATCGTTCTCCGATCGCGTGCCTGGCTTCCTCGGGTGCTTCACGCGGGAATCGGGCTGGCGCTTCATCCCGGCGATCCAGGGCGCGAAGTGGCGCCGCGACTCGAAGAAGTCGCCGACGTCGCACGGCAACGCGACGAACATTCTCTCGGGAACGCTGCATATGCCGTGGCCGCTGTTCGCGAAGCGCGCCGTGACGGACGTCTGGCGCCCGGAACAAGCCGACGTGATCCGCGACGGCTACGCGAAGCACACCTTCGCGATCGCGAACAAGGGCACGTTCGACGCGTGCCCGAAGTTCATCTTCCGCGGGACGTCGGACGACGACGTGAAGATCGACGGCGTTCGCGGGTACGGCACCCGCGTGCAGGACGGCAACGGCGGGAAGATGGTCCCGATCCCGAACCTGCTCGAAGACGACGGCGATTACATCTTCGTGGACACCGATCCGAGCCGGCAGACGCTCACCACCGAGCGCGAGCCGGTCGACGGGCAGATATACCGGCACCTTCGACAGTCGCAGTTCCTCGCGATGCTGCTCGATCCGCTGCTCGACGCGAAGCTCCCGGCGCAGCGGCGCATACCCGGCGGGATCGAGTTCGACCAGGTGATCCCACCGCAGACGGTCGCACACATCACCGTGACGCACACGAACCCGGAAGGCTCCGTCGAAATGATCATGCCGCAGTATTACCGCGCGTCCTGGTCGTGATCGCCGACTGACAGGAAGGATCGAAGCATGACGACACCAGACCCCGGATTGCCCAACCTGAACGAGAACCGCGGATACGGCGACGTGATCGGTCCGGGTGAGTGGAACGAAGCCGTCGGCCGGATCAACGACGTCGAGGACGCGAACGCCGACGACACCGCGATACTCCGCGGCTCGACGGCGACCGGCGCGAGCACCGCGGCGAAGGTGGTCACGCTCGCCGATCCGAACCGTGTACCCGTGGCCGGCGATCTGCTGCTGATCGAGTTCACGGCCGGCAACACCGCGAGCACGGCGACGCTCGCCGTGAACGGCACGCCGGCGCTCGGGCTCACCGGCGCTTCGGGCTCGACGACCAGCACGGCGAACGCGATCGCGGCCGGCGTCGAAGTGCTGGTGCTGCACGACGGCGATCGGTACCGGGCGCTCACCGGGAACCAGACGATCTATTCGGCGTTCACCGCGGCCGAGCTACAGGCCGGATCGTCCGGCTCGACGCGCATGGTCACGCCGGCGCTGCTGGCGGCGAACCTGCTCAACCTCGCCGCGGCGAAGCCGGCCAGCGCGACGGCGACCGGACGCGCCGGCCAATACTGGGTAGACGCGACCGGGCTGTACGTGTGCATTGCGGCGAACACGTGGCGCTACTTCGCGGGCGCGACGTTCTGATGGCTCGGCTTCCGTTTCAGCTGCCGGCGACGTTCGACGCGCCGGCACCGCGCCGGCCGGCGCCACCGTTCGCGCTGGCCGGCCACCGCGGCGCGTCGCCGAAGCGTGATCCCGTCGCGACGTGGAACGAAGTCGAGACGCGCCGGCGCGTGCTCGACGAGGAATCGAAGGGCCAGAAGCTCTATCGAATCTGGGATAAGTCGATGCGCTACATCGGCACCGTTCACACGCATAAGTCGATCGACGCCGAGAAGATGCAGCACGACTCGGGAACGGGTGACGTCGTGCTCCGCGGCTCGGACTGGCTGGTGAACTTCCTCCGCACCGACGTTCGCGCGGAAGAAGACCTGAACTTCACGATCGACCCGTACCCGCACCGGCGCGACATGTACAAGCGGCTCGGCTTCAAGGCGACGAATATCCGCGTCGGCCGAGCCGAAGACGGCGAAGTCACCGTCACAATGCAGCTGATCGAGAACCGCGAGCACTGGAAGCACATTCTCTTCGGCGCGACCGTCTTCGCACCGCCGGAAGCTCAGCCGATCAAATCGTTTCTGCTGCCGGCCAACTGCCGGACGGCGATCACGACGGCCGGCGCGGCGAACCTCGCGCGGCTGTTCAATCCGGCGCTGTCCGTCTTCACGAACCTGCTCAATCCGGGCGCGTACGTCGGCGCCGCGCTCGGGCTCGGCATCCCCGGTAACTGGTCCTTCCTGAACCACCCGATCCAGATGCAGTTCGTGAACCCGATCACGGACACGTCGCGGCTCACGTGCCTGATGAGCCGGTGGCAGGACGCGCACGCCGTCACCGAAGCGATGCTTCGCGACGCCGGCTGTCAGGTCCAGGTGTACGTCTGGCTCGAAGAGGACGAGGACGGGCCGCACCCCGAACTCGAACTGTTGGTCGGGAAGGAAGCGGCTCGGCCGCGGCGGAACTGCTACGTGATCGCCGTCGAGGAAACCGACCAGTACGCCGGCATCACCGGACTCGCACCGGACGGCGCGATCAAGCTGCTGGCGGCGACCGGCGACGATCTGATCACGCAAACGCTGTTTGCTGAGTACGACCAGAACGGCGACGGCGTGACGGACCCGCTGATCCGTAAGTGGTTCGGCGCGGCGCCCGAAGTTCCTTCGCTGGTCTTCCGCGACGGCGAGCGCTCGGCGATCGTCTCGTCCGAGCACAACATGTACAAGTCGAAGGCAAAACACATTATGACCGGCGGAAAGTCGCCGGCCTGGCTGAACCAAGTCCAGACATTCCTAGTCCGGTACGCGATCAGCAAGATTGCCGAAGCGATAACGTCGATGCCTGGGGCGCCGGCGCAGATACCGGGCTCAGAGGGCATCGAGAACGTTTATCAAAATCAGGGCGACGACGTGTTTTTCGCGTTCGTCCGGTACACCGACATTAACCGGGAACTTCGCTCGGGCGACTTCGGCTTGCTCGAAGAGTTCGTGCAGGGCTCGGGCTCGGCGTACGTGATCGCGACACCGCTCACGATCCGCGAAGGGCTCGACAAGACGAAGCCGTACCACGCGTTCAAGGTGGAAGTCCGCAACGGCCGGCCACACCGGGCGTTCATCGACTACCGGATCGGCACGCCGGCGCTGTTCGAGATTGACGGCATTCTGTCGGCCGACCACGTGAGCGCGCTTCGGATCAAGGAGGACGCGACGACACCGTTCACGATCGGCGTCTCGATCGGCGATGATCGCGAAGCGGACTCCGGGCTCGCTCGGGTGGCTCGCGACGCACAGACGTTTTGGAACGGACTCGCTTCGATCATGGGGGCTTCGCAATTCTGATGAGCAACGACAACGAGCACCAGGGCGACGATCCCGAAGTGGCGGCGCGGCTCGCCGGCTACGTGATCCCGCCGGACCTGCAACCGCGGCAAGAGTTGGTCTACCTGATCGGGCAGATGCTCGATAACCCCGTCGACAAGCACGGGAACACGTACGACCTTCGGTACCTCAAGCCGGCGCTCGCGTGGCACTTCGCGCGCTGCTGGCCGGCCGAGTTCGGCGGCGATCCCGTCGTGAAGCGGCGCGAGTACCCGAACGGTCACGTCGAATGGGTGAAGCTCGACGCACCCGATCTGCCGGCCGACCCGCTCGCCGGCCTCACGCTCGACGAGATTATGGCGCTGCCGGCCGAGCAACGCGACGCAGCGATCCGCCGGCTACAGGTGGGGGAGGATGGACCCGTGGCCGATCCCGACGGCGCGATCCCCTGGGTCGTGCGGACGAATATCCAGATCGACGAAGAGGCGCTGAACCGATGACACAACCGCAGATCACCGACGAGATGATCGACGACTTCTACGCGAACCACACCATGCCGACGACCGGCGACGCCGTGGCGCTGTATCAGGCCATGCTTCAAGCGACGTGGGTCGGGCTGGTCGGCGATCCCGACACCCCGCCGATGGTCGGCGCGACGCTCGAAATGGTCGACGGCAAGGCCGTCATCACGACAACCGTCCTGATCGGGCCGCGCGGATTCCCCGGCAAGAACGCGCCGATGATTGACCTTCACTGGCCGGTCCCGCTCAACGAAGACGGCGAAATCGACCTTCCGACCGATTGGGGCCCGGAAGAGAAGAACCACGGCTTCCTGCACAACGGGCTCGCCTACGTCTGGGACGGCGTGAACGACTTCCACGCTGCACTACCGGGCCCGCCTGGCAAGACGGGCGCGACGCCGAAGATCACGCTCGACTTCCGCACTATCCCGATGAACGAGCGGACGCCGGAAGTGCTCGCGCGCGGCGACTGGGTGGAACCGGGCGGCACACCAGAGAACCCGTTCTTCCGTATCCACGCGCTTACCCCGCAAGGGCCGCAGGGCGAAATGGGCCCGGTCGAGCAACTGACGAACTACCACCCGCGGACCAGCACCGGCGGCAAGTCGGCCGGCAAGGCGCTGGTCGTCGGCACCGATGGGCTGTGGGGCCCGTCCGATCTGGCGTCGAAGCTGATCGTCTTCGGCACGATCCCCGAAGCGGCGTTTACCAACTTCAACGGGGCGGAGCAGCGCGCGCCGATCCTGTCGTATCAGCTGCCCGTGCTCGACTACGACACCGTGCTTCGCGTCTCGGGACACTTCAAGGCGTTTGGCATCGAGTTCGATTCCGACCCGCTGAATATCGGCGTCGAATGCCGGCTCGGCGATCCGCTCACCGGCCAGCTGATCGGCCGCGGCAAGGGAACCCCGCTCGGCTGGACCTACGTCGACCCGCACTACTCCGAGCCCGGATCGCCGACCGTGGCGGCGGCGCCCGACAACGGCGTGGGCCTGGTCCCGGCCGGCACCGCGGCGCGGATTCACGTCGCGTTGGTGAACGACGGGCTGTTCGGCGCGTACATCTTCAACCGCACCGACGCGCAGCTGGACTACCTGATGGTGCCGCAGTGACCGGGCCGGCGCCGCTGGCGGCGGACCCGTCGAAGGTCTACGAGAAGCGCTACAAGACCGTGGTCCCGATCCCGCTGCCGGACGACACCGCGCGGCCGGACACGCTCGACGAAGCGACGCACCCGGACTTCGCGATCGCGCGCTGGCTCGGACGCGAGTCGTTCGAGAACACCGCGGCCGGCGACCGGCTCGCGATCGTCGACTATTCCGAGCGGCTGATCCCGCTCGACGAACTCGATCCGCGGCTCGTCGAGCGGCTGGGCCCGCTCGATCGCTTCGTGTGGTTCGAGTTCGCCGGCGTCGGCCGGCTCGACGTGGACGCGTTCAACTGGTTTGCGGCCGAGTTCACCTACAACTGCGAAGCGTGGCTCGAAGCCGAGCGTGAGCACCAGGACGCCGGCGACGTCGAGCACCAGGACGACGGCGGCAGCTGATGGGCGGCAAGGTCTACGACCGCCGGACGCTGGTCGTCGACCGCGATCCGTCACGGCAGCTGGCAGTGGAGACGGGCAAGTTCCCGAAGCCGGACCCGATCGACCTGGTGACGGCGTTCGCGAACGCGCTCAACGAATACGGGCTCGAAGCGTTCGAGAACGTCACCGGGCTCGATCTGACCGGGCTCAAAGCCGCGCTCGATCGACTCAAAGCGGTGCTCGGCGGGATCGACCTGTTCGACGGCGAATCGTTCGACCGGGCCGCGGCGATCGCTCAGTTCATCGCGTCGATCCCGGCCGGCCTGATCAGTACCGATTGGGGCGCGCTGCTCGGGAAGATGACCGGCGGCGCGCTGCCACCGCCGGCCGCGGCGCTCGACCAGCTGGCGAAGTTCTTCCGCGTGAACCTCGGGGCGCCGATCACACCGGGCCGGCTCCCGCTGCTGCCGCTGTCGCATATCAGCGCGCAGAACCCGAACTTGCTCACCGACGGCGGCTTCGACGACGAAGCGACGCTCGCGCCGTTCGACGATTGGGACTGGGACGACACCGACGGCCGGACGAAGCCGGGATGCGCGTACACCGTCGCCGACGGGACGACACACACGATCTACTCGAACGCGATCGAGGTCGGCGAGACGGACACGCTCGACGTCGAAGCGTTCGTCGACTGGATCAACCTCGCGACGACTGGCGCTTCGCCGCTCACCGTGGCGATCGCGGCGTACCGGGCGGACGGGACGATGATCGGCGGGATGCCGGCGCGCGTCGCGCAGGGCGGCGGCGCCGGAAGCTCGAACGGCTGGCAGCGGCTGTACTTCGAGGAATGGGAACCGCCGGCGGACGCCGAGTACGTCGTGCTCGAACTCACCGTCGCGGCGTGGGCGACGGCCGGCATCGTGCGCTTCGACGACGCGCTGGTCCGCAAGACGGGCACCATGCCGCAGTCCTTCGTGACCGGGCTCGGCACCGCGCTACAGGCCGCGGCCGATCGCGTCCAGGGCGTGATCAATCAGGTATGGACCGGCATCACGCGGCAAGTGCTCGACGGGCCGAAGAACCTCACGGACCTGTTCGAGGTACTGGGCGCGATCCCGGCCGGCAACGTGGGCGGCGTCGGCGGGATCGGCACGATGGCCGCGACGATCGCCGAGACGTGGACGCAGCTATGGGGCGGCTTCGCGCGGAATATCGGGCTCGGCGGGAAGTCGATCGCCGACGCTGCGAACGCAGCGGCCGACGTCGCCGAGCAGGCGGACCAGGCCGTACAGGTCGGCGAGTGGAATAACGCGATCCTCGGTATCCGCAACGATCGCGGCTTCGCGTCCGGCATGGACCCGACCGGCGTCGCGAACCTCGGGACCGTCTTCCCGGCGTCGAGCACGCCGACCGGCGATCCCCCGTTTATGACGATCAGCGCGGCGTCCGTGCCGATCGCGTTCTGGACTGCCGAGAAGGACGACACCCGCGGCGCCGTCGCGTGGTACGGGCGCGGAAACGAGAACATCACGGCGTTCTATGTCGACGTCTACCGGGTGAACGGGAACACGCTCACCTATCTGCACACGTCGCCGGACCTGGTGCCGTTCCTGTCGCCGGCCGCGAACGGCTGGCTTCCGGTCACGTACTCGATGCTGACGGCGAACCGCGTCACCGTGGCTCACGGCGACGTCCTGGCGTTCGGGCTCCGCTTGCAGGGCACCGGCTCGCACGACATGACCGCGGCGTACGGGTGGATGGGCCCGGACAACACGAAGGCCGTCCGCCGGCCGTCGGCGCAGCGCGGCGCGAACACGTTCGGCTCGATTGCGCTCGGCTCGCTCACGTGGTCCGGGCATATCCCGCTGCTCGCCGTCTCGATCGTCGAAGGCGACGTGGCGCCACCGTTCTACGCACCGCGGACGACCGAGTTCCTGCCGGGGCTCGGGCAGGTCTACAACATTCCGACATGGGCGAAGTATCTCGACGTCGTGGTCCTCGGCGGCGGCGGCGGCGGCAAGGGCGGCAACGGCGGCGACACCCGACCCGGATACGGCGGCGGCGCCGGACTCTGGGCGACTGAGACGCTGGTCCGCGGCGTCGACTTCCCGACGAACGCGACGCAAATCGTGCTCGACGTCGGCACCGGCGGCGCCGGCGGCGCGAAGGAGCAGAACGGCAAGAACGGCACGGCGTCCGGCCGGCGCGCGATCAGCGGCGGGAAGGCCGAGCTTGTCGCAGCGGCCGGCGCCGGCGCAACGCAGTACGGCTCGGGCACCGACCCGAACTCGACTGGCCGTTCTCCGGGCAATATCAGCTTCGCCGGCAAGCCGTACACCGCCGGCGTCGGCGGGCCCGGTGGCCGGCCTGGTTCTGACGGCGGCGATCCGGGCGCCGGTGGCGGCGGCGGGTACGGCGGTATCTACACCGTCGGATACGCCGGCGGCGACGGCGGCGACGGGCGCGGCTGGGTTACTGCGCGGTCGACGTAATGGCCGGCTGGTTCGACGACCGTCCGGCGCCGGCGCTGGTCCGCGCTCCGGGCTGGTTCGACACCACGACCGAGCCGGCCGACGCGCCGACCGAAGTCGGCTGGTGGGCTCTGCTCACGCTCGACACACGCTCGATCGCCGATCCCGTGCAGTCGATCACGCTGCTCGCGATCAAGCGGCTCGCGCTCGCGCAGCTGGCCGCGGCGACGCAATCGCTCGCGCTTCGCAAGATCGCGACGGCTGTCTTCACGAACACCGCGGCGCCGTCGCAGGTGCTCGAACTTCGGAAGATCGCGAAGCTCGCGCTCGCCAACGTCGCGCCGGCCGTCCAGGCGCTCGCGCTCACGAAGGTGATCGGGCTCGCGCTGTCGCCGGCCAACGGCGCCGGCGTCCAGGTGCTCGCGCTCACCGGCGTGAAGCCGGTACAGCTGGCGGCGATCGGCGCCGGCGTGCAGTCGCTCGGGGCGACGAAGATCGCGGCGTGGTCCGGCGCTTCGAGCGCGCCGGCCGTGCAGTCGATCGGGCTCCGCGGCGTCGCGATGATCACGCTTGCTTCGCTCGGCGTCGGCACGCAGGGCTTCGCGTACGACGTGGTATCGAACTTCGAGCCGATCACCGAGACGAACATCGCCGGCACGTTCAACACGAAGCCGGGTACGCACGGGCTCTGGCTGACATTGCAGGGCGCCGGCGGCTCGGGTGGCGGCGCCGGCATCCGCGGCGGCGACGGCAGCGGCAACGGTGGTGGTGGCGGCGGCGGCGGCGCTCGGCTCCGCTGCTATGTGCCCGTGCAGCTACTCGGGCCGACGTACACGATCACGCGGCCGGCAGCGACGGCCGGCGGGCGGACGCAAGGTAACGCCGGCCTGACGGGCGCCGCGGCTGTCTTCCAGTCCGGCGCGCTCACGATCACCGCGGCCGGCGGCGACGGCGGCGGCACGCGGACGGACCCGTTCGGCGGACCGGGCGGCGTCTGCTCGGCGTCGAGCACGACCGGGCTCACGATCGAGTACGCCAACGACGGCGCTCCGGGCGGCGCCGGCTCGACGTCGCAGGCGAACGGCGAAGCTGGCACGTCCGGCCATTGGACGCAGGCACCGGGCGGCGGCGGCGGCGGCGCGAACAAGTCGAGCGCATACAACGGCGGACCGGGCGGCGCGTCCGGCGTGGCCGCGGGCTCGGCGAACTCGGGCGCCGGCGCCAACGGCGGCGATAATCCCGGCGGCGGCGGCGGCGGCGGACGCGCCGGCTCTGGCTTCGGCTCGAACGGCTCGAACGGCGGCGCCGGCGGCGGATCGGGCGCCGGTGGTGGCGGCGGCGGCGGCAAAGAGGGAAGCTCGGGCTCGGGCGGACAAGGCGCCGCGGCCGGCATTGGGCACAACAAACTCGAATGGAACTGACGAAAGTAGGCTGACCACATGAGCGTCGGACCCACCGCGTACACCGTGAACAAGGTTCTCGATCACGTCTTCCGAAACGTGGTCTGGACACCGCCGACGGTCGTCTACTTCAAAGCTCACGTCGGCGATCCCGGCGCCACCGGCGCGGCGAACGCGGCGGCTTCGGCGACCAGGATCGCCGTCGGCTTCGCAGCTGCCGCGGCCGGCCTGATCAATCTCAGCGGCACGCCGGAACTCACGCTCACGGCGACCGAGAACGTCTCTCACGGCTCGATCTGGGACGCTGCCACGAACGGGAACTGTCTCTGGACCGCGGCGGCGTCCGTCGTGAAGGGCGGCGTCTCGGGCGACATAATCCGACTCACGTCGATGCAATTCGGCATCGGCGGACTCGCTGCATAACCCACCACGGAAGGCACCATGACCAGCACCGAAGCTCAGTACGACCAGTTCGCCGTCGGCTGGGACGCGATCGTTTCCAACGAAGCCGACCCGGCCGACCCTGCCAGCTGGGCGCCTGTCTATTCCGGGCAGGCGGACCGGGCCGCGGCCGAAGAGATGACTCGCACGCTGCGCGAGATTCACCGGAACAATCCGGCCGTTCGGAACGTGCAGATGTACGGCCGGCCGGCGATCCCGGCGTGGACCGCGATCTCTGTCGCCGATGAGCGGCCGGCCGAGCCGGCGCCGTCGACCGACCTCGGGCCGGCGATCGGCGAAGCCGTGGCCGAGCACCCGACCCCGATCGACGATCCGGCCGCGGCGACGCCGGCGCCCGTCGTGATCGAGGACCAGGCCGTCGTCGCCGACGAGGCATCGACGCCGGAATGATCCGCCGGCTGCTCGACACGCTCGACCGCTTCGGGATGAACGACCCGGACGCGCGCGAAGGGCATCCCGAAGATCGCTGTCCCGTGTGTAGCGGCGCGATCGCCGATCATCCGTACTGGCGGCACCGTCGAGCCGCGGCGTTCGCGCTGCTGTTCTGGCCGTAGGAGGTAGCACCGTGGCCGATCGCTTCGCACCGATGAGGCTGGGCACGTACACGCTCGCGAGCGGCTTCGGGCCGCGATGGGGCTCGATGCACCGCGGGCTCGACTTCGCCGCGAAGGACGGCACACCGTTCTACGCAGCGCAGGCCGGCACGGTGGTCTATATCGGGCCGGCCGACGGCTTCGGGCAGTGGATCGTGGTCGACCACCCGGCCGAAGACGGCGCCGGCGCGACCGTCTACGGGCACATGTGGAACGCGTTCGCGACCGGGCTCCGCGTCGGCTCGCGCGTGAAGGCCGGCCAGCTGCTCGGCTTCGTCGGCTCGAACGGGCAGTCGACGGGCCCGCACTTGCACTTCGAGGTTCACCCGTACAGCTGGCGGGCCGGCTCGCAGATCGACCCGTCGCCGTGGCTCAACGGCGCGAAGAACCCCGGCGATCCCGCGCCGGCACCCGCACCCGCACCGGCACCGAAGCCGGCGCCCGCTCCCCCACCACCAGGAGGACGAATGCTCGACCCGTTCACCGGCGCCGTCTGGTCGCCGAACCGCTCGAAGCGATCGAAGGGCAACCCCCGATGGATCGCGATTCACACGCAGGAAGGTGGACGCACCGCGCGCGACCTCGCCGAAGGCTGGCTCGCGAAGCCGGCGTCGCAGGTCAGTTACCACGCAGCGGTCGACGAGCGCGAGCGCTTGAAGATCGTCGCCGAGTCGGATCGGCCGTGGGCCGCGGCGAACGCGAACGACTACGCGTTCCACGTCGTCGCGGCCGGCAGCTATGCCGGCTGGTCCCGCGGAAAGTGGCTCGAAACCGACGCGTCCGACGGGAAGAACGAGGACGCCGAACTGACGTCGCTCGCGATGGTCGTCGCGTGGTGGTGCGAGAAGTACGCGATCCCGGCCGAGTGGATCGGTGGCCGCGGCATCCCGTGGGGGCGCGACGGTATCTGTGGACACGCCGACTTCGGGCAGTGGGGCGGCGGACACCACGACCCCGGCGCCGGCTTCCCGGTCGACGAACTGATCCGCCGGACCCGCGGCTTCCTCGCGAACGGCTCCGCGCCGGCTCCGCTGCCGGCGCCGGCGCCCGTGATCCCGCGCGGCGTCGAGCCCGTTCCCGGCGTGCTGCTCTACCGCGGCCGGATCGGGCAGAACCCGGACCAGGTGCGCGCGCTGCAAACCGCGCTCCGCAAGTGGTACTCGAAGCTCGCTGTCGACGGCGACTTCGGGCCGGCCACCGAAGCCGCGGTTCGCGACTTCCAGCATCTTCGCCCGCCGCTGGTGGCCGACGGCATCGTGGGACCGGCGACGGCCGGCGCAATGGGATTGAGGTTCTGACATGGCGTATCAGGCACCCCGCAAGGTCGGCGACACGCACAAGCTGATCCCGGCCGCGAAGCAGAAGCTCGCCGGCAATTCGTACGGGAAGGCGATCGGCGCGGATCGCTCGAACGTCTACACCGCGGCGTTCGGCGCCGCGCTGGTGCAGTACGGGAAGAACGTCCACGACGCCGTTCTCCGCGGCCGGCGCCGGACACCGGACGTCAACACCGCGGGCATCTTCGACTGGGCGATTCAGGATCAGATGGAACTCGAAGCGAAGCCGCAGGCGCCCGAAGCGCAACCGCTGCCGAAGGGCCGCGCGATCGGCTACGTGTGGCGCGGCACCGGCGGTATCCGCGGCGAAGACATTGTGTACCAGGTGATCCGCGAGTGCTCGGACCTGGTGGAACTGGTCGAACCACCGTGGGCCGCGACGATGGGCGGAATCCCGGTGGGCACCGCCGGCGGCGTCGGCGATCCGAGCATGTGGCAGGCCGTACAGGAAACCGTCGCGTGGACTCAGGCCGACTTCATCGCTCGGCGCAAGGTCGACCCGAAGGTCCGCGTCGTGCTCGGCGGGTACTCAGCCGGCGCGATCGCCGAAGCGATCTTCAAGGCGTGGCTACTCGAACACTTCCCCGAGAACTACGTCTGTTCGTACAGCTTCGGCGATCCGACCCGGCCGTTCGGCGGCGGCTTCTTCGGCTGGCCGGCGCCGTGGGGGCGCGGTATCTCGACGATCAGCTACGGCGATCCGAGCGATTACCGGCACTGCTGGCTCACCCACGAAGACGACATGTACGCGCAGATTCCGGGCGGCACGGTCGGCGACATCATGGACGACGTGTACGAGGAAGTGACCCGCTTCGCGTTCCGCGACATTGCTCAGGTGGCAATGCGGATGATGACGGCGCTTCCGACGATCGCCGGCAAGGCCGGTATCTCGCTTCCGGGCGCGTTCGCCGCGCTGTCCGCGGGCCCGGTCGGGCTGATCACGTTCGCGCTGCCGGCGCTGATCGGCTCGATCGGCGGGCTGATCCCGACGGGCACGCCGGACGACCAGCTGACCGGGCCGGCCGCGGCGGCGAAGGCCGCGACGATCGGGCTCAAGTTCCTGTTCGCCGGCACCCGGCCGCACACCGTCTACCACCTTGACCCGGCCTGGCCCGGTGGCCCGACGTTCGTACAGCTGGCCGTGATGCACGTCCGCGACTGGGCTTCGCGTCCAGCGTGACGTCGACCGGCCTACGCTGGCCGGCGGAAGCTCTCAACCGAAGGGAAGCACCATGCTCTCGAAGTACACCCCGTCGCAGAAGGCGAAGGCGACGGCCGCGCTGCTGTCCGCGCTGGTCCTGTTCCTGACCAGCTTCGCCGGCTACGTCGCCGAGATTCTGCCGACCGGCAACGGCGCGGCCGTCGCGATCGGTGGCGGCGTGGCGATCGCGTGCGCGTGGCTGGTCCGCATGGCGACGTTCCTCACGAACTCGGCGCCGACGCTCGATCAGATCGCGAAGCACACCGACGACGCGATCGAGCTTGTCCAGAAGGTCGCGCCGGAAGCGATCGACGCGACTTACGTCGGCCGGCACCGGCGTTCGACGGACTAAGGCGTGGCGCCGTGGCGCGGGCCGCGTCACCGTTCCTGGGCGTCGGACACGAACCTCTCGCTGCTGTTCGCGTTCGCGATCGTGGCCGGCTATGTGATCTGGGAACTGTTCGGCGAAGCTCCGCAAGGCATGGTGACGCTCGTCGGCTTGGCCGGCGGCGCGCTGCTCGGTGGCCTGACCGGCGACAAGCGCAAGCGTGAAGTCGAACGGGACGCCGACGTGAAAGACGCGCAGGACACCGCGCACCGGGCCGAAGTGAAGGCGGACCGGGCCGCGGCTGTCGCCGAGCACCAGGACCGCGACGACGACGGGGGCTCGAAGTGAGCATCTTTACGAACCTGTGGTCGTGGTCGTTCCTGGTCGGGCTGATCGCCGGCTTCGTGCTGAACCGGGCGATCGCGCTGGTCCGGGTGTGCGCGCTCGACAAGCGCAAGCCGCTACCGGACGGGAAGCGTCGCTCGAAGTGGGCGGCGCTGTCGATTGACCGCCGGTGGCTGGTCGGGCTGATCGCCGTCGCGTTTCTCGGCTGGTCCGTCATCACGACGTCGGCGAACGCCGAAGAGAACAAGGCGCTCGCCGAAGAGAACGCTCGGCTGTCGGCCGAAGCGGCGGCGTTCGCCGAGCGCGTGCAGCGCTGCCAAGCGGCGCTGATCACGGCGATTCAGGGAAGCCGCGACGTCACCACTCAGAACGATCGGCTGTCGATCGAGGAACGCCGGCTGCTGGCCGACGGGCAACGCGTCGTGATGGAGTTCGCCGGCCAGCTGCTCGATCCGGTCCCGCCGGACGAGCAGCGCGAGCGCGTCCGGCTGCTGTTCGAGCGTCTGGCCGGCAACCAGGCGTTGATCGACGCGAAGGAACGCGAGCAGGCGCAGAACGAACGGGACCGGCCACCGCTGCCGGCTCCGTCCTGTGGCAGCTGACGCCGAGCACCAGGGCGATAACCGCGCCGGTCGCGACCTAACCAAGGTTGCGGCCGGCGCGTCGCTGTTGCGCGACTGCCACCATGTGACGCATGATTGCCCACATGGACACACCCACACCCACCGAGACACCACCCACCGAAGCGACGATCGCCGAAGCTGCCGAGAAGTTCGGGATCGTCCGCCGATCACTACAGCGCGCCGTCGAGCGCGGCAAGATTCCGGCGCGCAAGATCGGGAATCTGTACGTCGTCGATCTGGAAGCCGTGCGACTGTTCGCCGAGATTGCGAAGGCGAAGCGCGCGCTCGCCGACTACACCGGGCAGGCTGCCGACGATGACGAGTAGCGTCCGCGTGCTCGCCGGCGACGCGCTGATCGCGCTCGGCGAGAAGGTCCGCGGCCGGCGCGTCCGATTCCAGGGCATCGAGCCGGCCGACTACGACGTGACCTACCAGCGGCACACCGCGCGCGCCGGCTGGACCGCGCCGGCACCGTTGCAGCGCTTCACCACGGCCGAGTCGATCACGCCGGCCGAGGTCCGGTCCGCGCTCGACGATCTGGCCGACTCGAAGCTGTTGCGGATCGCTGCGACCGTGATCGCCGGCTGGAAGCCGATCCTTCTGTCGTCGGCCGCGGCGGCGCTCACCGATATAGACCTGTTCATCGCGGCGCTTCGCGATCGCGCGGATCAGTTCGAGGCAGTCGAGCGCGACGCCGACTCGCCGCTTCCCCTCACCCCGTCCGACCTGCTCGAAACGATCGACCCGACCAAGTAACAACGCGGCCGGCGCCCCAACCCCGAGGCACCGGCCGCACGACACCGAAGGATGAGTTCGCATGTCAGATAACACGATACGGCCGATCTGGACGCCGGCCGATTACGAAGAGACAGTCGCCGACGCTACGAAGCACCGCGCGATCCCCGGCGCGTACGAAGCGCAAGCCGCGCTGTACGCCGAAGCGGCCGAGCACGCCGGCCGGCACCGCGCGGCCGAGCCGGCGCCCGAGTTCGGCACCACGGCGCACCGCCTGGTGCTCGGCGCCGACGAGGGTCGACCGCTGCCGTACCGCCGGAACCCGGCCACCGAGTGCCTGATGTGCTGGTCGCCGGCCGGCGCCCCGTGCGATCCTTACTGCATTGCTCGGCTCGACGCTGCCGACCAGCTGGCGCACCGCGACGCCGTGATCGAGTCGACGATCGCCGAAGTCGAACGGCTCAGGCTGCCGGCCGACGACATGAGCCCGGACGTTCCCCCGTGGGCCGACGGCCGGCATCTGCTCGACGAGCCGTTCGAGGCGATCAGCTGCGGCCGGCACCGCGCGGCGTCGGCTCCGCGGTCCCGCTGGCGCGCTGTCCTGGCCGTGGCCGCCGTCTTCGCCGTGCCGACGATCGGCGCGCTGTGGTTCGCCGGCCACGCGAAGGCCGAGACGTTCGACGTGTGCCCGTCCGGGCTGTCCGGCGTCGCTACCCCGGACACGTCGTGCGCGTTCGCCGATTCCGTCCGCGCGGCGTTCTACTGGCAACCGGGCTGGACCGTGATCGCGACGTCGCCGGTCACCGGGAAGTTCTACACGATGCAGTGTTCCCGCACGTACACCGACGTTTTCAGCTGGTCGAACCCGAAGCGTTGCTTCGGCGTGAACGACGCCGGCGCCGTCCTGGTGGTCTACGTCGCATGAGCCACCCCGACACCCCGAGCGGCGACGACCGCGAACTTCGGCTGGTCGACGTGGACGCCGATTGCGTCTTCGCGATCCTGGGCTTCCCGAGTGGCGCGTGCGACATAAAAAGCAAGCTCTCGCCGGCGGACCTTGCGGCGACGCTGCGAGCGCTGGCCGACAGTATCGACCGGAGGGCGAGTACCAACTGATGACCGTCTGGCTGATCACCGCGGCGCTGTTCGCGCTCGCGATCGCGCTGCTCGCCGACCCGCGTCGCGGCCGGCACCATATCCACGCGCGGCTGCTCGCGCGTCCGTTCGAGCGGCGCCGGCTGACCGTCGCCGAACTCGAAGCGCGGCTCGACGCCGAAGCACGCCGGCCGCGGCTGGTGCCCGTCGGCACCGGGTACGTCTCGATCGACGTCAAGACGACCGGCTTCGACGAAGAACTGGCCCGCGTGCTGTTCGAGCTACAGGACGAGCGCGCGCGCGTCACGATCCCCGAAGGCGCGACACGGCTCGACGTCGCGCTGATCGGCGCCGGCGGCACCGGCCGCGGGCTGGTCGACGGAACGGCAGGTATCGGCGGATGACTCACCACGACGTGAAGCTGGACCCGTTCGAGTACGAGCGGATCAGGCTCAACGAGAAGCACACCGTCCTGCTGTACCGCGGGAACCGGGACTACCAGGCCGGCGACGTCGTGAGGTTCTGGCGCAACGACACCGAGCCCGAGTACCGCTACAGCACCGAGCGCACCGTGCTTCACGTGCTCGATCGGCACGACGCGCTCGACTCGCGCTACGTCGCACTGTCGCTCGCCGATCCGCGGATCGGCCGGCTCACGGAACGGATGGCCGAAGCCGATCGCGAACTGGTCCGGCTGTCCCGCTCGAACACCGCGCTTCGGGCCCGCGCTCGCCGGCTGGCCGGCCGATGAGCCGGCACCCGTCGCAAGGCGGACCGTATGGCCGCTATCCCGGCACCAAGCGGCCGAGCGGGAAGCGGCTCGCCGACCCGCGCGATCCGGCCACCCGCGACGCGCTCACCCGGAAGTGCCCGGACTGCAACGCCGAGCCGGACCAGTGGTGCGTCGGGATCGCCGAGAACTCGCGCACGAAGGGCCGGCGGATCACGCGGCTGCACTTCTCCCGCGCGAAGTTCGTCGAGACGGACGCACCCGTGAAGGCCGGCGCCCGATGATGGCCGTCGGATGCGGGCTGGTCGGCGGCGTCGTGGTCGCCGTCCTGGTCCTGGCGCTCGGCGCCACCGTGGCCGCATACGTCGCGATCGCCGTCGCCGTGCTGGCGATCGTGGTCGGCGGCGTCGACTACGTTCGCCGGCATGGCTGACGGGCGCGCGTGGCCCGGATTCCAGCTGCGGTTCTGCCCGATCTGCGGCGCCGAGACGGGCACGCACCGCGAGCCGGACGCGAAACACGGCGAAGTCGTGGCGTACCACGATCACGACGAACCGAAGACCGGCGTCCGCTGTCGCTTCGTCGGCGAGCGCGCAGCGATCCGCGCTGTCGCGTTCACCGCGAGCGATACCGGCGTCCGGCCGCGGCACACCGAAGCCGCAATGCTCAACCGCCCGCGCGGCTCGCGCGCGGCGGATGAACTGCTCGACCGACTCAACCGGAAGGACACCCACCAGTGAAGATCGGACTATCCCCCGAAGCGGACCAGCGCGCCGGCGACATGATCGCGGCGATCGACCGGCTCACGGCGGCACTCGAAGCGAACACCGCGGCGACCGAAGTCGCGAACGGGCTTATGGACTGCCAGCTGAACGGGCCGCGCGGATAGTCCGCCGGCCGCTACCCCACCAGAAGAGAGAGAGAGACCAATGTCCCACCAGACACCGACGGCCGACTGGGAACAGATCACGCCGGACGTTGCGGCGCAGTACCTCAGCCGCAACGAGGGGAACCGCCGGCTGAGCGAGGCTCACGTGAAGCTGCTCGCCGGCGACATGAAGCAGGCCGGCTACCTGATCACGGGCGACACGATCAAGTTCGATCGAACCGGCCGGCTGATCGACGGGCAACACCGGCTGAACGCGATCGTGGCGTCCGGGCTCGCGCAGAAGACGTTGGTCGTCCGCGGGCTCGACCCGATGGTCCAGGCCGTGATCGACGCGCAGAAGCGGCGCAGCGCGGCCGACGCGATCAGCTTCGCGTTCAACACGCCGAACACCACGACCGTTGCGGCAATCGCGCGGCTCGATATGTCGATCCGGGCGACACGCAACCCGACCGCGCTCAGTGCCGCGCGCGGAACTCAGGTCACGAACACTCAGGTGATCGAGTGGGTCACCGAGAATGCCGACGTGCTCGACTACGCCACGCGAGCGCACTCGCTCGCGAACAAGAGTTGTGACGTCCGCCTGTCGCCGACGTTCGGCGGCTGGCTGTGGCTGAACTTCGGCCGCGCGGCCGGCGACGAGAAGGCCGACGAGTTCTTCGCGCCGATGCTCGATCGACACAAGCCGTTCGGGATCGAGCGGACCGGCGTCGCGCCGGCGCACGACCCGCGATACGTGTTCATGCAGGCCGTTAACAGGTTCAACGGCGACGATCGCGCGTCGCTGAAGCCGGTCGTCTACGGCGTGAGGGCGTGGAATCTGTGGCGCCGCGGCAAAGAGCTTCGGTTGCTTCGGCCGACCACCGGCGGCGGCGGCGGCAAGGTTGGTATCCCGATGCCATTGGAGGTTCCGAAGTGACCCGAGGACTACCGCCGGACCGCTGCGAGAACTGCGGATACGCGCAGAAGTACAGCAAGCAGGAACGCGGCGAGCGGCCGGCGTTCTGCCGGAATCACGGCGCCTGGCTATGCGCCGGCTGCCGAGACGGCATCATGGGCTGCACCGCGGCCGGCCACCGGATCGACGCGATCGCTCCGCGCGTGGACGTGACCGGCATCCCGCCGAACGACGGCATTTACTCGAACATCGCCGACGACGTGTACCACGCGGACCTCACTTCGCTGTCGTCGAGCGGCGCCCGCGCGCTGCTGGCCGGCACCCCGGAAGAGTTCGACTTCGCGCGCCGGACACCGGCCGACCCGAACAAGAACTACGACTTCGGACATGCCGCGCACAAGATGGTGCTCGGTATCGGAAGCCGGCTCGCGCTGCTCGATCCGAAGGTGTGCGGACACACGAAGGACGGGAAGATCGCGGCGAACCCCGCTTCGACGTCGGAGTGGAAAGCCGCGGCGGCAGCTGCCCGGAAGCGAGGCCAGCTGCCGATCGCGAAATGGGACATGGAGAAGGCTCAGACGATGGCCGGCCGCGTGTTCCAGCACCCGATCGCGAGCCGGCTGCTGTCCCGCGGCGCGGCCGAGCACTCGATCTACTGGCACGACGACGCGACCGGCGTCCGCCGGCGGATCAGGCCCGACTTCCTGCCCGAGACGAACCGCCGGCCGCTGTGCATCGACTACAAGACGGCGAAGTCGGCGAACCCCGAGCAATTCCAGCGCGCCGTCGTCGACTACGGCTATCACTGCCAGCAAGCGTTCTACGAAGACGGGCTCGCCGAACTCGGACTGGTCGACGTCGGCTTCCTGTTCGTGGTCCAGGCGAAGGACGCGCCGTACACCGTGAGCGTCTGCCAGATCGACCCCGAAGTCGTCGAGCTTGGCCGGCGACAGAACCGGATGGCGCTCGAAATCTTCGCGCGCTGCCAGGAGTCGGGCGAGTGGCCCGGATACGACGGAATCCACACCGTCGGGATGGCCGGCTGGGCGCGCAAGCAGGCCGAAGAAACGATCGAAGCGTTCTACCAGTCGCAGCAACCGTTGTGACACCCCACCAGGAAGGAAACACCCGCATGACCAGCAACGAACTCGCCGAAGCCGACCCGCGCGACGCCGGCACTCTCGAGGTTTTCCCGCCGGCGAACGCGGCGCCGTCCACGATGGCCGTCGCGATGCTGCACGAACACGCTCGGCTGTACAACACCGCATGGAAGCTCGCCGGCCAGCTGGTGCAGACGACGATGGTCCCGAAGCGGTTCTTCCGCAAGCAGGGCGACGCGACCGCGGCGATCCTCTACGGCGCCGAACTGGGACTGAACCCGATCCAGTCGCTACAGCGCGTCGTGCCAATCCACGGAATGCCGTCGCTCGAAGCGCGGACGATGGTCGGCTTGCTCAAGGCCCGCCGGTACAAGGTCCGCACCACCGCGCAGTCCGACACCAGCGTGACCGTCGAGGGCGAAGCACCGGACGGCGAGAAGTACGCGAGCACGTGGACGATCGAGCGGGCGAAGCTCGCCGGCTACGTCCCGACGCCGGCGCCCGGAGTGAAGAACCCGCGGCCGGACGAGAAGGACGACTGGGTGACCGTCTCGAAGACGTGGGACGGGAAGACGACCGTCTCGATCGTCGGGAACATGAAGTACATCACCGACCCGCAAACGATGCTGAAAGCGAAGGCGCAAGCCGAAGTGTGCCGCGAGCTGGCGCCCGACGTGCTCATGGGGATCAGCTACACGTCCGAAGAACTCGAATCGGAGGACCAGCGGCAGTTCGACGAGCGCGACGACAACCGCGGCGAGTCGGCCGGCGCGCGGCGCCCGGTCGAGGCCGACGAGATTCTGGCCGAGGAAGCGCCGCTCGACGACGGGCCGATCCCCGAGCCGGCGCCGGCGGATGCGCCGAAGTCGAACGAAGACCCGGACGCCGGCGACAACCCGCGGCCGGCTGCCGAGCAGGTTGCACCCGAGACGCCGGCCGGCGCCGTGAGCGAGGGCCAGGGCGACGGCGCCCCGAGCCCGGAACCGGCGCCGGCCGCGCAACCCGACGAAGCGCAAGCCGAGCCGGCGCCCGAGCCCGAGCCGGCCGGACCGACGGCCGAGCAGATCGCGGCGCAGACGAAGCAGGCCGAGACGGACGCGAAGGCCGCGGCGGCGTCGAAGCGGATCGCGGCGAAGCGCTCGACGGCGCCGGCCGCGGACCCGGATCGGCCGAAGTCGCGGATGCGGAAGGCGCTCGAAAAGCGGCTGTTCGGATTGCTCGGCGAAGTCGGGCTCGCCGACGAGAAGAACCGCGACGGCCGGATCGCTGTCTATCGGTCCGTGCTCGAAGACGAGGCGATCGGCTCGACGGACGATCTGGACGATACGGCGATCGGGAAGGTCGCCGACAAGCTGTACGCCTGGTCCGAGCAAGGCGTGCTCGGCGACGAAGTGGCCGGCATCCTGTCGGACGCAGCGCTCGCCGAATCGACCGCGGCGGCGCCCGCCGACGCGTCCACCACCGAAGGGAACAACTGACCGATGGCACTGGTAACCGATCTGCCCGAGGACATTCCGACGACCGTCACCGAGCCGCCGGAAGACTTGGAGGCCGATCCCACCCGGAACCGCGAACCGGGCACCGGCGAGCGGGCCGAAATCTATCTGTCCGGCGCGCACGTCTGCACGCTCGACGACGCACCGGGCAACCGGCAGCGGATCACGCTGATGTGCGAAGTCGAGGTCACCGAGGAAGCCGTGCGCGCGAACGGCGACGACGACGTTCCGATCCGCAAGGTCCGCCGGATCGGCGACATGTACCTTCCGGGCACGAAGCGACCGCCGACGAACGAGGAAATCAAGGCGATGGCCGACGCTGCGAAGGCGAAGGTCGCGGCCGAGAAGGCGGCGCAGGAGGAAGCCGAGCGGGCCGAGCGCGAGCACAACGAGCCGCCGATGTTCGACGAAGACGGCGATCCGATCGGCGACGCGAAGCCGGACACCGAGCCGGCCGGCGACGTCGAGGACCAGGGCGACGCCGGCGACCAGCCGGCCGACCCTGATCCGTCGGTCGTGCAGTTCTCGGATCGGAAGAAGAAGACGTGACCGCGCCGGCTCGCCCGCTCTACGTCCGGCAGAACGAAGCCGGACCGAACGCGAGCAACACGGGCGACTACTGGTACACGATCAGCACCGGGAACGGCGAACCGATCCTCACGTCGAAGATGTACCGGACCCGCGCTCGCGCGATCCGGGCGGCGCGGAAGTTCATCGAGCGGATCGCGGGCCCGGTTGTGTTCTCGTACTGGGCCGGCATCACGCCGACGCACCAGGCCGAACGGATGGCGCTCGGCCGCGAGCCGTCCGGCCGGCTGCGGCTGGTCACCGAGAAGATCGGCTTCCCGACCGACGGCGATCTGATCGCCGACGTATGACCGGGCGCCGGCCGGCTCAAGCCGCGGGCCGGCCGGCGCTCCCCATACCCCACCAGAAAGGCCCATAGATGGACACTCACCAGCGCGCGATCGCCGAGTTCGACCGGGCGATCGCCGAGCACGAAGCGCGGCAGCTGGCCGACGAACTCGGCTACAGCTTCGGCGTGCTCACCGATGGCACGATCGTGCTCGAACCGCCGGCGCCCGCGATCGACTACAGCCGGAACGAAGGCGGCGCCGAGTGCGCTCGCTGCGATAAGACGCTCGACGTGTTCACGCGATGCCAACGCGTCGTGATGGACGTCGGGCTCTCGTTCCATCTGCGGTTTCTCTGCCCGAACTGCTACTCGATCGAGACGGCCGACTGATGAACGCCGTCGAGGTCCAGGCCGCGACGATGGCCGAGCGGCGGAAGCACCTTGCCGCGTGTTGGGGCTGCGGCGCCAACCTCAAGCGCGAACCCGTCGAGCACCGGCCGGACTGCACCGTCCGCCCGTCGCCGCTGCTGTGCGCCGGCGTCACCGACGGCGAGGAATGCGACGCGATCCGGCTCCCGTCCGAGAAGCGGCCGACGTGGTTCTACGACGTCAACAGTCGCGAATACTTCTGTCCCGAGCACTACCCCACCCACCAGAAAGGCACCACCCGATGAGCACCACCGAAGACGCGATCGTGTACGACGACCGGGCCCGCGCGTTCGTGCAGGCGCGCGACCTACTCGAATCGGCGCGAGCCACCCGCGAAGCGTGGGCCCAAGCGGTCGAAGATGATCGCGCGGCACCCGACGAACTGCCGGCCGAATACTGGGCGGCGATCGCCGAAGCGAACGTGCTCGCGCAGCTGGCGCGCTGCGACGCCGGCGTCGGGATGATGGCCGGCGCGTACGCCGTGCAGGCGAAGACGGTCGACCGGCGAAGCCGGCGGATCGAGGCGCGCGACCGGGCCCGCGCGCAGCTGGAAGCGAACCGGCGCGTCCGTGGCGGCGCTGCCGTGGCGCCGTGGCGCGAAGGGATGGAAGTCCGGCTCACCGAAGGCGACTACGCCGGCCGGCGCGGGCTGATCTACTCGCTCGATCTGGACAACCAGCCGCCGATCGTCACCGTCGAGCTTGCACCACCGGGCCGGCCGGACGATCCGAGCGAGCCGATCGTGCTCACCGTCCTGCCGTCGCAGATCGAATTGGTGGTCGAGTGATGGCCGGCGAGCGCGAGAACGTCGCGATCTTCAACCCGCTCACGCTGCCGCTGCCCGTGTGGCACCCGGACGGGCCCGACGGCACGGTCGACGGGTACGTGATCCCGTTCGTCTTCGTCGAACAACGGCTCGCCGGTCCGGTCGAGAACCGGCGCGCTCAGTTCCGCGTCTACCCGACTGAGTTCGGTTGGCGGGCCGCGCTGCGGAACTGCCAGGACCACGCCGAGACGGCCGAGCAGGCTCGCGCGTTCGCGGCCGGCTGGCTCCGCGCGGCCGAACTGCTCGAAGCCGAAGCGCTGCGCGCGGCGAAGCTCGAAGCCGAGCGGCGCGCGGCCGACGACGACGTGGTGGACTGCGAAGTCGTCGAGGACGACGACGAGGACCAGGGCGACGCGCCGGCGCCGGCCGACGGGCCGAAGTCGTCGACCGTGCTCCGCGCGGACCAGCTGGTGATCGTCACCGGCGGCGATCACTGGCACGTCGGCCGGCGCGGGCGGATCGTCGAGTCGCAGATCAGCGAGAACGAGCCGATCACGTACGACGTGCTGCTGGAACCGGATCAGGCGCGGATGCGTGGCTTCGAGACGATCCGCTTCGAGGCCGGCGTGCTGCGGCGGATCGTGGACGGCTGCCCCGCGTGCTCGGCCGGCACTTGCACGCTGCACGGTGGCGAACTGTGATCGCCGTCGGGATCGACCCGTCGCTCACGTCGAGCGGCGTCGCCGTGATCGTGGACGGCCGGCTCGCGCACTATTCCCGATGGGGGCGAGCCGGCACGCACGGCGAGTCCTACACCACGCGGAACCGGCGCGTCCGGCGCATGGTCCGCGAGGTCACCGCGGCGGCGCTCAGCTGCGGCACCCCGGACGTCTTCGTGATCGAGGAACAGATCGGGATGCGATTCAGCGGCTCGGAGTTCGACCGTTCGGGCGTCTGGCACGGCATCTTCGGCGCGCTCGACGCTCGCGAGATAGGCGGCGTCGTGGTCGCGAACGCGACACACAAGACGTGGATCACCGGGCACGGCGGCGCGAACAAGGCCGAAGTGATCGCCGTGATCGACGAGTGGTTCGCCGGCGAGATTGATCCACCGCTGGCGAAGCTGCGGAAGACGAAGGACGGGCCGGACGATCTGGCCGACGCGATCGGCTTCGCCGTCATGGGCGCGTACAAGCTCGGCGATCCGATCCCGTTCGAGCCGAAGGACCGGCACCGCACGGCGATCGAGTTGCTGCCGTGGCCGAAGAAGGCGACGGTGCGCTGATGGCTCGAATGAGGCTGATCGCGTTCGGGTGCGACGGCGCCGACGGCGCTTGTACCGAGCGGATCGACGCGAGCTTCGGCACGTGGCGCGATCTGGCGATGATCGCTCGGCGGGCCGGCTGGACGTCGCGCGGCGCGCTGCTGCACTACTGCCCGTCGCACGCGGCGGCGCTCGGAAAGGTGAAGCGATGATGACCGAAGGCACCGTGTGCGGCTGGTCCGCCGAATGCACCGACTGCCCGTACACGATCGAACCGATGTACGGCGCGCGGTGCTTCCCGTACAGCGAGTCCGGCGACCGGGCCGACGTCGAGCACTGGGCCGATCAGCACCGGGCCCGCTTCCCCGGACACCAGCCGAAGATCACGGCGTTCTCGCGCTGGACGATGATCGTCGAGGAACGGCTTCCCGTGAGCGTGTTCGAGACGCTGTTCGGTCGGCTGCCGGCCGAGCCCGAGCGCGATCCCGTGGCCGAGCTACTGGACGCCGTGCAGCGCGTGAAGAACATCGTGTGGCAGAACTTCGGGATCGAGCCCGGTATCCCGACGCGCGCGCTACCGGCCGGCACCGGCTGCCGCTGGTGCGACTGTCCGGCCGATCGTTGCGCCGGCTACGGGTACGGGCGGAAGTGCTGCCCGGACTGCACTCACGGCCGGCCGGCGATCCCGCGGGTCGACGATCGCGACTGGTTCTACCTGATCCGCTTCCCCGACGGGCACGTGGCGCAGTGCGCCGGCGACTGGGACGTCGCGCACAAGCACCTTCGGCTGATCCGAGCCGAGCCGTGCTTCGCCGGCGGGCCGGTCCCGACGCTGATCGGCGCATACCCGCCGGACTCGATCGGCGGGCCCGAAGGCCGCGGCGGCGTCTACAGCTTCGGCTACTCCCCGGACGTGATCGGCTCGATCGACGTCCCCCGACCAGAATGGAGAACTGCACGATGAAGCTCTACGACATGGAGCACCGGCACGATCCGGCGCTGTTCACCTACGGCGACTGCTGGCGCGCGTGCATCGCGACCGTCACGCAAACGCCGATCGCCGAAGTGCCTCACTTCGTCGGCGACCACTACGACGAGGACCAGGCCGGCGCGCTGCTCGATCCGCCGGCGCCGGCACGGTGGCTCGAAGCGACGCAAGAGTGGCTTCGCGAGCGCTTCGGGCACCTGGTGCTGTACTACGACCAGCCGCGAGCCATGCGGCCGGAATACCGGGCCGAGCCGTCCGCGTGGCCGTGGGTGATCTACTCCGGGCAGTCACCGCGCGGCGACTGGAAACACTCGATCGTCGGCGACCAGATCGGGAACGTGATCCACGATCCGCACCCGGACCGGACCGGCGTCGTCGGCGAACTCGACGGCGTGTTCGTCATCGTGAAGGCCGAGGACTGGCGCGAGCCGGTCCCGCACGACGACGAGTGAAGCTCAGGTGCCCGTGCTGCGGCGCCTGGTCGCTCACGCTGGACGTTGAGCGGAACGGCTTCGTCTGCCATGTCTACGGCGCTTTCGTCCCGGACGAAGCACACTGGGCGCATGGCAAAAGGACGTGGCGGACGGCGCGGCGGAACGCGTAAGTCGCTCAAGAAGCCGGCGCTGTACGACAAGCTCCGCGCGAAGGGCTACTCGAAGACGAAGGCCGCTCGAATCAGCAACGCCGTAGCGGCCGGCACGATCGACCACCACCGCGGCCGGCGGAAGTCCGTCGGCGCGCGACTCACCAAACGAAGGAAACGCTGAACATGTCCCGAATCTGGACCGCACTACCGCAACCGGGCCCGCTCGATCAGTGGCACCCGCACGGCGTCTGCTGGTGGCGGACGGCGCTCGAACGCAACGGCGACGGGCACCACCTGATCATTCAGACCGACTCGATTCACGACGACCAGCCGGCGCGGCTCGGCTGCTGGGAATGGTTCGACGACCAGCACGACCAGCTGATCTTCGGCGTGGACGTCTTCGGCGTCGTGCTCGAATGGGACCGCGGCCGGCAGTATCTCGACGTGCTCGCGCTGCCGCTGCTGCCGATCTTCCGCCGGCAAGGCTCGCGCTGGTTCGCGATCACGAACCCGGACGATCCCGACGCGACGCAGCACCCGACGCCGAGCGGCTTCCCGCTGCCGATGATCACGGCGCCGAAGCTGCCGTTCCCGTACGTGCCGAAGCTCCGCGACGAGTCGAGCGTGTCCGTGCTGCCCGTTTCGGGCGTCTGACCAGCGCGACGACATTGTGGGTCGGGCGCGTCATATGCGGCGCGTCCGACCACAACTGTGGTACCTTTGGGGCTCACCACCGAGCACCCCACCAGGAGCCACAATGTCGAACCTGATCACTCTCCGCACCGAGCTTCACCCGTCCGGCTCGCTGATGATCCTGTCGAGCCGGCAGCACGCGACCGCTGTCGATCCGGCCGGCCACGTCTACGAAGCGGCGCTGTTCTGATGGCAACCTCCCGCGATCCGCTCACGGTTACCTGCCCGGTCTGCGCGTCGGAACCCGGCGTCGCGTGCCGCGCACGGCACTTCCCGAGCCTGATCGTCGAGCACCAGGCGCGTCGCGAGGCCGCGGCCGGCCAGCGTCCGATCCGCGTGATCGGCGATGTGTTCACCGCGGCGCGCGCCGGCCGCGTCGAGACGTTCGAGTGTGCGGCGTGCGGTCAGCCGGCCGTGCTGGTCGCCGGCGAGCGCGCGCACGTCGAGCAGCTGGACAACGGCGCCGTGACCGTCTGGCGCGACTGCCGGCCGTCCGACGTCGCGAAGGCGCCGACGCTGTTCTGACCCGAGCGCTACATGTTGTGCCGCGGGATCGCCGGCGGCACAACGGATAGCGGTCCGGCCGGTCGTGCTGGACACCGCCCGAGCCGGCGGGTAGAACTGGCGATCACAACTTCACACCCGTGAGCGGGTATCTCCCACCAGAGACGCAAAACGGGCCCGAACCGAAGTTCGAGCCCGTTCGCGCGGGAGTCTCACCACAGACCGCCCGCTCACACCCTTGCGCGATGTACCTGCATCGTAATACTCAGGTCCGACCCTTACCAGGCCGAATTACAGCCGTCAGATGGTGGGTTTCCCTCATGCCGGCCCGGTCGCCGGCATTCGATCGCAGCGGACGCGACGCTTACCTAGAAGGCGTGCCCGACGTCGCCACGCGCTGCCGGCCGCACAGATGCCGGGTACCGCTGCGAACTTTCCGGCCACGTGGTCCGAGTAATTCCCGGACCTGCTGCACACGTACACCGAGCGACGTCCCGACGACGCGATCGTGACGCGGGTAGTTCCCTGTTCGCAGGGCTACCCGTGCCCTCACTCGGAACCCTCCGACGCAATCGACGCCGGCCGAAGCGCTGCTGGCAGGCCGATTGCGTCTACCGTGAGAGACGCGACCAGTTCGCCGACCAGGAGGAAACATGCCCGAGAAGACCAGCACCAGCACCACCGCGGACGCGAAGGCCGACGCGAAGGACACCAGCACCGAGCCGACGTCGAGCACCAGCGCGACGGACGCGAGCACCACCGAAGGCGCGAAGGCTGCCGGCGTGAGCCAGCCGGCCGCGACGCCGAGTTCGGCCGGCGGCGCCGCGACTGCGCAGCAAGACGGAACGCTCAAGGTCGAAATCGCGCAGGCGCCACCCGAGCCCGAAGTGCTGTACCCCGGCGACGCGCAGGACGCGACGAACCCGGACCGGCCGCACGTGAAGGCGAATTACCAGCCGTTCGAGTGGTGACGCGTTCGGGTAGTCCGCGCCGATGAGCACCGGCCGCAACACCGCGACGCGCGATCGGGACCGGCTCTCGATCCGGCGCGGACACCCGAACTGCGGCTCACCGCATCACGACTGCTCGGCGAAGTTCCCGCCGTGCGGAATCTGCGGCGATCCGATCGACTACGACCTTCCGTATCTCGATCCGTGGGAGTTCGTTGTCGACCACGTGGTCCCGATCGCGGCCGGCGGCGACGACGTTCTCTCGAACAAGCAAGCGGCGCACCGCTGCTGCAACCGTGACAAGTCCGATCAGGTGGCCGAGGACCAGGCCGCTCTATCGGGTACAACCTTCGTCACGACACGCACCTGGTAGCACACTGCACCAGCCCACCACCAAGGACGACACCATGAGCACATCACCAGCCATGCGGACGGCGCTCGATGCGCTCGACGCTGCAATCGTGGACGTCTTCGAGGCGATCCGCTCAGACGCACCCGAGGACACACCAGCCGATGCGATCCCAGTAGATGCCGTGCTGTTGATCGGCGTGCAGCACATCGACAGCGACGACGACGCACGGATCGGATACGTCGAGGTAGTGCCACGTCACGGCGCGCAACCCGCATACATCACGCGCGGACTGCTCGACGACGCACGACACCTGATCGACCAGATCGCCGACCAGGGCGACGAGACACCATGAACCGCGCAGCACGTCGAGCCGGCCAGCGTGACGGCACCGTGTGCGAGCACGGGCACCCGAAGAAGACCGACGGCCGAGGCGTGCCCGTGTGCCCGCACCGCTGCGGATTCCGGCCAGGCGATCACGGGCCCGAGCGTCACCGCTACTGCACCCGCTGCGACGGACCAGGACCACGACCGACGGGCGACCACTGCCCCGAGTGCGGCTGCCCAGTACCCAGGCCGGGTGACCCCACCCCGCCCCCGGCGGCGCCCCCCGTGGCAT